ATTACAGTGGCATTTATGAATACCAATGGCTCTACACCTTACTACAATAATGCAGTAACTATTGATGGAACATCTGTTACACCAAAATGGCAAGGTGGTTCAGCACCTACATCAGGTAATGCATCTAGTGTAGATATTTATACATATACAATTATTAAAACAGCTAGTGCTACTTATACAGTATTAGCATCACAATCACAGTTTGCTTAAGGATAAGTAATGCCTTTAATATCACGAAGAGCTATTGCTTCTGCTAGAGGATACGGTATGTTTAATGGCGGTATTCCTGCCATTACCTATCTTGTTATTGCTGGTGGTGGCGGTGCTGCAGGTTGGGTAAACGGATCACAAGCTGGTGCATCTGGCGGTGCAGGTGGTGTATTAACTGCTACATCTAAATTATTTAAACCCAATATTACTTATACTGTAACTATTGGTCAAGGTGGTGCTAGTGGATATGGTCCAGCATCAGGCACTAATGGTCAAAACTCAACTGTTACTGGTTCTGGATTTACTACATTAACTGCTATAGGCGGTGGTTCTGGTGGAGCTAATACTGTAAATGGTGGTAATGGTGGATCTGGCGGTGGCGGTGGAGCACAGGGAGGTTCAGGCGGGTCAGGTACTTCAGGACAAGGATATGCAGGTTCTGCTGGAGATGCAGGAAGTAACGGTGGTGCAGGTGGTGGTGCAGGTGGTGCAGCTAGCAGTGGTGCTTATGGCATTGGTATTGCAAACCCTATTACAGGCTCAACTGTAGGATATAATTCAGGTGGCACATATTATTTAGCTGGTGGTGGTTCTGCTGCTAGTGGAACTGGAACTTATAATCAATATGGTGGCGGTAATAATGCTACTAATGCTTATGCAAATACAGGTTCAGGCGGTGGCGGTGGTGGCGTATATGCTGGATCTAATTACAATACAAATGGTGCTGGTGGTTCTGGTGTTGTAGTAATTGCATATCCAATTTCATATAAAGCAGCTACAACCACAGGAAGCCCAACAGTTATTACTACAGCAACAACTAGAATTTATCAATTTACCTCATCAGGAACTATTACATTCTAATATGAAAAAACAAATTGCAATATTATTTTTAGGTTTAATGCACTTACACACAGGCGTACCTGCAGAGATTCCCAATCCAAGAATTACACCCGGCTATATGCGTGATGCATCCGTCAGAGAACTTTGTACAACAAGCACTTCATTGGTGCGTAATGTACCTGACTCATTAAAAAAGCAAGTATTTACATCATATAAAATGTCAGGCAATGATAGATCAGTATGTAAAGAAGGTTATGAAATAGATCACTTAATTAGCTTAGAGTTGGGTGGTGCAAACGATATTAAAAACTTATGGCCACAAAGCTATTGTGGGTCACCTTATAATGCACATATTAAAGATAAGTTAGAGAATGAATTACATCGACGAGTATGCAAAAATGAAATGACTTTAAAAGCAGCTCAAGATTGTATTAGTAGTAATTGGACTTTATGTTATACACAAACTTTTAAATAGGAGAAAGATATGAAACAAAAACTTAATGAACTTAAAGACTTTTTGATTGTAGTATTACTATTTGTATTTAGAGTTTTAATCAGATGGTCAGAAGCTTTACTTGATGAAGCTCATACTGTTGTATATGCATTAGATGTTTTAATTAATAACGAATTAGTAAAAGAAGAAGCAGTTGTTAAGGTAGATCAATCAGCATCAACACCGCCAGCTGCCTGAATCCTAATAGGAGTTATTTCATTGGGATTGTTTAGTTTTAACTGGCTATTAAGTATTTTACCAACATGGTTACCTTTGTTGGTTATGGCTATAGGAATTGCATTATTTATATTTGAATGTGTAGTTGGGTTTTTTAGTACAACCGCTGAAGGACCTAGATTTATACTTAAATGTTTAGCATTAGTTATATTTGCGTATGGTGCTTATATTAAAGGTAGACAAGATGTATTAGTTGAATATAAACATGCAATAGATAAAATTAAAGTAGCTCAAAATGTAGCTACATCTAAGATTAAAGTAACGTATGATAAACAAATTAAAACAATTAGAGCTAAAAATGAAGCCCTTAAAAGTCAAATTAATAATAAAGATAATGCTAATTGTGAGCTTCCTGAGTCTTTTATCAGGTTGCACAACGACGCAGCTAAGGACTGATTTCCCTACACCTCCAGGGGAATTAATGTTATTACCTCCTAAGTTAAATACGTTGCCCGATAAAGCACCATTAGATAAAGCTGAACAGACTATTGTAGATAATTACACTACATATCATGAAGTTTCACAACAATTAATAGACTTAGAAAACTGGATCAAAGAACAAAGTAAAATAAAATGATACCAAATTTAAAACATTTAGTGACTGGAAAAGATAATGAAACACATGATATTGCTAGATGGTCTTGGCTTGTTACAACACTTGTTGTGATTGCGGGAGCTTTATATGACGCTTATATTGGTAATATGTTTAATATTAAAGATTTCGCTCAGTCTATTGGAGTAATTGCTGGTGCTCATGGTGCGGCAGTTATGATGAAAAAGGATACAGAACCTAATGAAAGCAAGTGAAAATGCTGTTAATCTTATTAAACGCTTTGAAGGTTGCCGTCGTAGTCCTTATCGTGACGCTGGCGGTCTTTGGACTATTGGTTATGGTCATCTTATCGGGGATGGGAAATCGCTTCCTGCAAACATTAATAGAGATTTCACAGAAGAAGAAATAAATGCTTTACTTATTGAGGACATTGCTAGGTTTGAACGAGGACTTAATATGTGTCTTGTTGTGCCTCTTACCCAAAATCAGTTTGACGCTTGTATTAGTTGGGTGTTTAATTTGGGGATTGCAGAGTTCAAAAAATATATAGCTCCTATGATTAATGGAGATGATGATTCAGAAGAAGTAGTTGCGGAGATGATTAAGTTTGACCATGTAGGACCTAAAGAATTAGCAGGATTAAAAGCTAGAAGAGAAGCTGAAAAAGAATTATATTTAAAAGATTAATATGCCATTACAGAAAATAATACTAAAACCAGGAATAGTTAAAGATACAACTGACCTTGCTAATAAAGGTGGTTGGTATGATGGACAACTTGTACGCTTTAGAAATGGGTTTCCTGAAAAGTTTGGTGGCTGGCAAGTTCAAACACTTACACCTTATATTGGGTCTGCGCGTACTATATTTACTTATACTACATCTGACGGTAATTTACTTGCAGCGTTAGGTACCAATCAAAAGATATATATTAATGCAGGTACAACTCTTTATGATATAACACCTATTCGGGCTACATATACTCATTCAACAACACCTACAACAGATAATTGCTTTGCTACTCAAAATACTTCTACTACTGTAACAGTAACTATAACTTCTCATGGTGCAGTTAATGGAGACTCTGTAACATTTAGTGGAGCTACTGCAGTGGGTGGAGTTAGTGCTGCAAACTTAAATCAACAGTTTCAAATCTTTAATGTAACACCTAATACCTTCCAAATCACTGTAGCTTCTGCTGCTACTTCAACTGTAGCTTCTGGGGGCGGTACTGCTATTACTGCAGTATTTCAGATTAATACGGGAGCTTCTAATGTAACTGCCGGATATGGTTGGGGTACTTCTACTTGGGGTCGTAGTACTTGGGGTTCAGGTTCAACATCTGCTGTATATATTCCGCCTCGTTTTAACTTTATGCAAAACTTTGGTAATGATTTAATCTTTAATACCTCATATGATTCAGTAGGTCAAACAGGTGGTATCATTTATTACTGGACTTATAATAACTCATTTTCAAATGTAGCTGTACCACTAAATACAACTACAGGTGCTATAGCTGTTCCTCAAAACGTACAGAAGATTTTATTTAATTCAACTACTGGATTCTTAATTGCATTTGGATGCACTTCATATAATGCAGCTGGAGCTGCACCTGACTATTTAGGAACTTATAACCCATTACTTATTCGTTGGTCTAATGTTGACCCAACTTATGGTCCTCAACCTGGTGTATGGCAACCCACTGCTACTAACTTAGCAGGTGATTTACAAGTTCAATCAGGCTCTCGTATTGTTACTGCTATAAGTACTAAACAAGAAATTCTAGTATTTACTAACGTATCTTTAAATTCTATGCAATTTTTAGGTACACAACTTGTATTTGGAATATCTGAATTATCACATAATATATCTATCATGGGACCTAATGCTGTAACTGCAATTAATAATACAGTATATTGGATGGGACGAGATAGATTCTATGTTTATAACGGTGTAGTAAATACATTACCTTGTTCAATTAGAAAATATATATTTGATAGTAATAACCCAACAAGTATTAATCCTACTCAAGCTCCTATTGTATTTGCGGGAGTTAATAATAAGTTTAATGAAATTATATGGTTCTATGCATCTCAAGCATCTACATCAGGTGAAATTGATACTTATGTAATTTATAACTTCCAAGATCAAATTTGGTATTATGGTAATTTAGTCAGAACAACATGGATTGATGCAGGTGACTTTTCATTTCCACTATCTCCTAATAATGGTTGGATATATACTCATGAAAACGGTACAGATGATGGTCAACCTTTAGGTGCAACTCCAAACCCTATTACATCTTATATTACTACTTCTGATATTGATATTAATGAGGGTGATAAATTTGGTTTATTAAGACGTGTTATACCCGATATAGACTTTACAGGATCTGAAACTAATAACCCTGTAACAGGTGCTCCCATAACTCCACAATTATCAGTTACAGTTGGAGTAAGAAACTTTCCAGGTGCAGCTGCATCTACTACAGATGCCGAAGGTGTTTCAACTATTCAAAACGTAACAGAAGCTACAGCTACATTAAACCAATATACAAACCAAGTCTTTATACGTGCACGTGGTCGTCAAATGTATTTTACATTAGGTTCTAATACAGTAGGAACTCAATGGCAAGCAGGTGCATTTAGATTTGATATGAGAGAAGACGGAAGAAGAAGCTAATTATGACAACTGCAGTTCAAGCTAACCAGATTATAAGTGCACCAGTTACTACAACAAAAGCACCAGCATTACCTATTGCACCTCAAAATTATGAGCAACCATACCAAAATCAAAATAATAATGCTTTCCGTATTTATTTTAATCAAATTGATTCATTTAACGTAGATACTATACAACAAGTAAATAGTCTTAATACTTTAAACTGGTTAGGTACAGGTGGATTTTAAATGTCAAACTATCAAAACATAATCGGTAATCAACTAGCTCAAGCAGCTATTACAGGAACTTTAGCTACAGTATATACTGTGCCCGCTAATACTAGAACCTATGTAAAAGACATTAATATATGTAATACTACTGGAACAGCTATCACAGTTAATATACATTTAGTACCTAGTGGTGGTACGGCTGGAACTGGAAATGCCTTATTATATGGGTATTCTGTAGCTGCTAATTCTATATATCACTGGACAGGTACTCAAATTATGTTAACCGGCGGATTAATACGTGTTAGTGCTTCTACAACAGGTGCTACAGTTACTATTTCGGGTGGTGAGGCAACATAGTATATGGTACAATTAAGCAAATTTAAGGACTTTCTATGATTCATTCTCAAGCATCAGGTTTAGCATCTTTAGGTCGCAATGGCGATACTATGATTATGCACGTTAGTCCAAGCGAAGTCGCTGGATTACAAGCTTTAGCTAAATCTCAAGGAACCTCTTTAACAGTTAACCCACATACAGGTATGCCAGAAGCCTTCAGTTTAGGTGGTTTTTTTAGCTCATTATTGCCATTAGCTGCCGGTATTATGTTAGGACCCGCTGGATTTGGCGTATTTGATAGTGCTTTAACTACAGGTTTAGCAGTGGGTGCAGGTACAGCTTTAGCTACAGGTAACCCTGTTTCAGGTCTTATGGCAGGTTTAGGTGGTGCAGGTGGTTATGATATCAGTGGCGCTTTAAATAATACATTAAGTGGACTTGGTGGTGCATCAACGATGGCTGCTCCAGTAGCTAATAATATTGGATCTACAGTAGGATATGTAGAAAACCCTATAACCGGCGCTTCAGAGCTTGCTTCTAGTTCAGGAGCTCCTGGTATTACTACTTCTGATTTAATAAATGCATCTAATGGTGTTGGTTCACAAGGTATTCAATTATCACAAGATGCTCTAAATGCAGGGGCTAATACTGCAGCAGATTCTAGTATGTTATCTAAAGCTACTAATTTTGGATCTGACTTTGCATCTAATTTAGCAAAACAAACAGGTTCTTCTTCACCAACTATGGCATTAGGTAAAAGTTTAGGATTACCTTTAGTTGGCGCTTTATATAGTGGTGGAGCTTTCACACCTAATACTAATTTAGGTACAAACCCAGCTGAAGCATATAATCCTAACTTTAGACTTAATTTAAAAAATCAACAACCAGGTCAAATACCTTTAATATTAAATCCAAATAATCCTGGTGGTCTAGGTCAAGGTATACAGTTAGGTAACTATCAAACTCCATATGTAGGTGGTCCTATTGACTCTAACGCAGGTTATGGTTATGCTGCAGGTGGTGTTGCTGAACTTAGTGGACTTAAAGATGATGCTGGACTTAAAAATGATACTGGATTAACTGGGTTATTTAGATCTATCAGTGCTAAATCAGGTGGATACCTTGATGGACCTGGTGATGGTATGAGTGACTCTATTCATGCAACTATTGATAATAAACAACCTGCAAGATTAGCTGATGGTGAATTTGTAATTCCAGCTGATGTAGTTTCTCATTTAGGTAACGGATCATCAAAAGCAGGTTCACAAAGATTATATTCTATGTTAGATAAAGTACGTAAAGCTCGTACAGGACATACTAAACAAGGTCACGAAATTAACGCAGAGAAATACTTACCTGCATGAAACAAATACAAATAGTTGACCCTAATCATGTTTATGCGATGTGGGATACACTAAAACCGTTTTTTGAAAAATCTGAAATGTATGGCGCAGGAGATTCAACTGCTGACCAAATGAAAGTAAGTTTAGCTCGTAATTATCAAATTTTATTTGTAGTTACAGAAGATTCAAAAGTTATTGGAGCATTTGCAGTAGAATTAATAAACTATTCTAATCATAGAGTAGCACATACAGTAGCAATGGGTGGTCGAGGTTTATTTGATAAAGATACAGTAAGTCAATATGAAACTTGGGCTAGATCACAAGGTGTCACAAAAATTAGAGCTTGGGCTAAAGATGCACAGGCAAGATTATATCGAATGAAACTAGGACTTGAAAAGTCTATGAATGTTGTGGAGAAACTTTTATGAAATTGATTAACTTATCTAATTGGCTATCTAGCCTTGTTGGATTCTTTACCTTTTGGAGTGACGGAGGTGGTGGTGGCGGTTCTACTACGCAAACTTCATACTCTACTAACTTACCCCAATATGCACAACCATATTATGAACAACTATTAAACTCTGTTGGTAACCAAGTATTTACTACAGATTCATCAGGTAATGTTACAGGTGTTCAACCAGGTACAAATTTACCACAACAACAAGTAGCTCAATTTAATCCATTACAACAACAAGCTCAAACAGAAGCAGCTAATTTAACTACACCTGCTCAATTCCAACAAGCAACTCAAGGACTTCAAAATAGTCAAAACTTAGGTAATGCTATAGCTGGTGCTGGTATTAATCAAGCATTAAGTTACGATCCGTCACAAATTACTGCACAACAATGGAATAATCAAACAGCTCAACAATACATGAGCCCATATTTAATGCAGTCATTGTTACCACAATTACAATACCAACAACAAGTATATGGTGAACAAAACGCAGGTAATGCAGCACAATCTATAGGACAAGGTACATTTAGTGGTTCTAGAGAAGCATTACAACAAGCACAAAACCAACAAAACCAAAATATGAACCTAGCTAATATTCTAGGTCAAGGTTTAAATACAGGTTATCAAAATGCTCAGACTGCATTTAATGCTCAGAACCAAGCTAACTTAGCAGCTCAACAAGCAACAGCTCAAGGTCAACAATATGCAGCTAATTTAGGTGCACAGTTAGGTCAAGCTGGATTACAAACAGGTGAAACTGCAGCTCAAGGTATTGGTGCTTTAGGTACTGCTCAAAATCAAGCTAACTTGGCTAATCTTGGTGCGCAAACTGCAGCAGGTCAACAACAGCAACAATTGGCTCAACAAAACCTCAATACTGCTTACCAAAATGCAATGGCTCAGTATTACTACCCACAACAACAATTACAATACTACAGTGACATTCTTCGTGGTAATGCTAATGCATTAGGTTCTTCACAAGTTCAATACGCACCAGCACCATCTATGGCATCTCAAGTTGCAGGTTTAGGTTTAGGTGCATTAGGTTTAGCTAAGGCAACAAGTTAACAAGGAAAATAATATGTATAGTCCATTAAATGCAGCAGGTATATCACCAACGATTCCAGCTTCTAAAGATCAACTTATTAGAGTAATGCAAGATCCAAACTATGCAGCTGCCGTAGGTATACCACAATATAAAGCTATGGTTATGTTGCAAGAGATGAATAAAAAAGCTCCTGCTCAACCTCAAACACAAACAGTAGCTCAACAACTTGTAGCTCAAGCTGAACCACATCCACAACAAGCTGGTCTATCACAACTACCTGTTGGTGACCATATGTTCCAAGAAAAAAACTATGCAGGAGGCGGCATTATTGCATTTAGCGGTAAAACAGGTTCTGCTGTTAATCCAGATGGACTTACTGATGCTGATATAGCGTATGAAAATTGGTTAAAAACTGCTGGTCCAGATTTCCCTAAACCTAATTATGATTACCCTAATTCTGTATTAAATGAATTTGGTATTCCTACAACATCAAAAGATAATTCTAAATTAGTATTAGGTATGCCTGGTCCTACTACTGATATACAAAAAAATCAATTAAGTTCTATGGGTGTACATCCTGATTGGACATCACAATTAAAACCACCAGCTCCAGCTGCTAATCCAACACCAACCCCAACAGGTAACTTTAGTGATTATTTAAAATCTCCTGTAAGTAATGTAGCTCCTACTGGAAATAACCCTAATGTATCCCTTGCAGCAAATGCAGCAGCAGGTGCAGAACCATCTCTTGATCCAATGTCAATTATGAATGCATCTGTAAATAGATTTGGTAAGCAGATTGATGAAAAAGGTATTAGATCCTTATATGATAATGCAAAAGTAGATTCTAAAGATATAGCTAAGAATACTGTAAATATGTTTAATGAGTTAGTAGGACCTGATGAATCTACAGATAAGCTTACTGAAAAATTAAATAAAATGGCTGAGAAAACTAAACATGATGAAGATACAGCTCCATGGATGGCATTAGCTCAAGCAGGTTTTGCAATGGCTGCAGGTAAATCTAGATTTGCATTACAAAATATTGCTGAAGGTGGTACCGCAGGTCTTAAAGCATACAATGATGCTAAAGAGAAAAATGAAGCCGCTGAGTTACAACAACTTAATATTCAAAACCAACTTAATAAAGCCCAACGTGCTGAAAGGATTTCTGCTGTTACTACGGGCATTAATAGCCAACAACATATCGATGATTTAAATCATGCAACTGAATTGGCTAAGATTAATGCTGGTATTGAAATACAAAAAGCTAATAATGATAACCTTATCAAAGCTGCAGAAACTGGTCCTAAATCTGCATATTATCTTGGCGAAGCTTATAAAGCTAAAAAAGAAGGCGATTATTATGGGTCTGGCGCTAAATTAGAAGGTAAAGGCGCATTAACTGATACTCAAAAATTAACTCATTGGACTAACTATAATAGAGATCCTGGATCATATGGTTTGAAAAAAGGATTAAGTCAAAAAGATTTCTATGATTTTTTAGAAGGTAAATCTCCAGCAAGTCAAGGTCCAAAAATAGGAAGTTTTGTAACTGATCCAAAAACAAATGAAACTCATTACCTTCGAGCTACCGATTAATTAATTAATTATGCCTAAAATAAACGTACAGGGTTATGGACCTGTAAACTTTCCGGACGATATGTCCCAAGAACAGATTGCTAATGTAATCGAAAACGAATATATCCCACATATGAAACAACATATCGCTAAGGAAGGTTTTATTCCTGGCGTTAAAGCTGGTTTACAATCAGGGTTAGGTAATGTAGAAACATTCTTAGGTGAGAATCTAGGTATGCCTTCATTATCTGAAGCTGGTAAACAAAATAAAGCAGAAGCTGCTACTAAGTATGAAGAACCTTATGCTGGTGAAACTGCCGCTGCATTTCAACGTGGTATTTTACCTGGTGTTGGCACTGCTATATCAAATGTAACAGGTCCTGTTGGTAATATCTTAGGTACATTTGGTCCTACTGCATTAGTAGGTGTTGCTGCTGCTCCTTTACTTCCTGAAGAACTTGCTGGTCTAACTCTAAGCACAGCTACTCGACGTGCAATTGGTACTACTGTAGCTAACGGGTTTGAAGAAGCTGGTCAAAATATTGATAAACAAAAAGATTTACATCCCGATCAAAAAGTAAACTTACTCGCTGCTGATTTAACAGGTCTTATTCAAGGTGCTATTGATACTTTAGGTGTGCCTGGACTAGGTAAATTAAGTAATAAATTAGCTCCTCAATTAGAAAACCAAGCTACTAAATTATCTAAACAAATCGTAGATGGTGAAATAACACACGCAGAAGCTGCTAAAAGTTTATCAAGTAAATGGACTGAATATCTAGGTTCTACTGCGTCTAACTTTGCTTCAGGTGCTGGTATGATGACTGCAGACGAAGCATTACGTCGTGCACAAGCTGGCGAAGATGTAACAAGTCCTGAAGCTTTAGAATCTTATAAACATGATATTGGTAGTGCGTTATTAATGTCCCCTGTATTTGGTGCCTACCATGTTCTTACAGGTAGTGGTCGTGGTGAAGCTAATAGAAAACTAGATGAAGCTCAAGCTACAAAAGTTGCAAAAGACCAAGCTATTGCTGATGCTCAAGCTAAACGTGAGATGGATATTAAAACTGGGGTTATGCAACAACAACCTATGTTTACTGAAGAGCAAGCACCAAGTCCAGCAGGTCCACCAGCCCCAGAAGCTCCACCTCCAGCTCCACCAGCTCCAGAAGAAGTGCCTACAGCTCAACAATCTTTATTTGATGAAAAAGGCAAACCTACTCCTGAAATAGAACAAGAGCAAGCTAAGAGTCGTGTTCAACAAAATCAAGAAAAAGTGAATACATTGTTAGCTACGCCAGAAGGCACTAAGCAAGTACTAGATAATATCAAGGATTACTTCTTTGACTATACAAAGGCTGACCAAAACAAAATTAGAACTCAGTTACAACAACGCATGAAAGCGTTTACTTTAAAAGACGAAGATGTGCTAAGTCAAAAACAAAAAGAATATGAACAACTATTCTCTGTTATCGAACCTGTACCTGAACACGAATTAACTTCACAAAAATTACAAGAAGCAGGCATTAAAGGTTCTCTTGCAGCGCAATTAAAAGATAAGAGTTTGAAAGACCCGGCGGTATATAATAAAGTTGCAGATGTAGCTAATGATTTAAAAAATACAAATGCATCTGCAGCAGCTAAACTATTAGATGGTATTCAAGCACCAGAAGGAGTAAAAAATGTTAAAAGAACTAAGTCCGCAACAGCTGGAGAAAGCGATGCAGTATCTCTCAAATCCGAAGATGAAACTGACACCGGAACTAGCAGAGATATCAAATCTACAATGGGTTTCAATCGAGTTGATAATGGTAGAGCTCTTGAAGGAGCAAAAGATGTCAACGCTGCATTAAAAGAAGCTAAGATATATGAAACTAAAGATGAAAGCGGTCAAGAGTATTTAGGTCTTGGTGAGAAGAAAGAAGAAGTAGCTAAAGAAGAAAAAGCTGCTAAGACTCCTGAAGAAATTAAACAAGCAGAACTTGATCGTAAAGCCTTATTAGAAAGAGAACAAGAACTATCTAAGAAACTTCATAAAGCTGGTGAAGAAGCTTCTGATATCTACGCTTCACAAAAAGAAGCTGAAGAAAATAAAAACCTAGATTTATCTACTACAACTCCTGCAGAATTAACTGAAGGTTCAACATTCCAAAGAAAATTCAAGAATGTAAAAACACTAGGTGATGCATTAAAAACTCTCAAGAAGATGCCTATTAGTAAAGGTCAACAAGCCCTTGCTAATTTATTACTCAACACTAAAAATGTTTCAGACGTAGCATTTGAAACCGCTAAACATCCACAACCTAAAGATATACGCAAAAAAGGTCCTAAGACTTACATCGGAGAATTTACTGGTGAAAAGCGTACTATGGGAGAAGAAGCATCTAGAAAACTAATCAACTATGAGAAGTTTACAGGTGAATACGACTCTGCTGAAAATAAAGCTAAACTTTATCAATCAGGTAATGCCGAGAGTTTATTACATGAAGGCATTCACGCCGCTACTGCACATGAAATAGATAAACATATTGACCATGTACCTGACCCAAGAGGTGCTGCATACGGTGTAACTCCAGTTGCAAAACCTAACTCAGTTATCGGTAAACGTTGGGTAAGAATGTTTAACGCTGCAAAAGAAGCAGCTAAGAATAGAAATGAAGATCACTATGGTCTAGATGACATACATGAATTCGTAGCAGAAGCTCTTAACCCACATGATAATAAATTTAGACAACTATTAAAGAATACAGCACCTACTTCAAAAGCTAAACCAAGAGGTAGATTGCCTTCACTATTTACTGAGTTTATTCAGAACATAATGGACTTATTAGGTGTTCCACAAAAATATGAAAGTCTATTCCACGAAATATTAGATCATAGTTCTGAACTATTCAAAGGTCCTGATCTATCAATAGATAAAGATGTAGCTAAATTACAAGCTGCTATTGAGGGTAAACCAGCAACTTATGTTGACGCAGGTAAAGGTTTACTACAAAAAGTTAAACACTTCTCTATTATTACAGACTCTCCAGGACGTGAGCATGATGTAGAAGAATTATTATCATCACCTAATGCCATACTAGATAAACTTCCTGAGTTTGATAATACATTTAAAGATAAAGCACTAAATTGGTATTCTAAAGCAACAGAAGGCATGCGTAAGTATTGGTTAGGTGCATTAGAATTATCTAAATTACATATGTTGTATGGTAAAGAACTACCTTCTATTAAAACATTAGAAACAGCAGTTAAAGATAGAAATCATTTCCACGTAATAGAAAGAAAGCATATAGATAATCTTGCTAATAAAGGCATTATTGCTATCCAGAAATATTCTAAACCTATTGTAGATAAATTTAATAATACTATACATGAATTATCTCGCTTAGATATTGATCCTAGAGACCCTAAAAATAAAGACCATGAGTTAGTAAAATCATTTAATTCTTTACCAGAAGAACTAAAATCTTTAGCTAAAGATATTGTTAATAGTTATGAAGATTATAGAAATAAATATGTAGACTTTGTAGCTAATGCAGTGCCAAGCAAGTCTATGCAGATTAGGAAAAAGTTTGAGTCCTCTCAAAAACCGTTTTATGTACCGTTATTACGTAGAGGTCAATACTGGTTGCAATATATGAATCCTAATGGTGAAATGACTTCTATTGCTAAAGATTCTCCTAGAGAAATAAATATGATTAAGGATGCCTTAGTAAAACAAGGTATGAATCCTAAAGATATTAAACTCTATTCTAAATTACAAGATATTAGTCATAGAACTGCGCCTCCATCAGGTTTTGTAGCCGACGTATTAAAGATTATGAAAGAAGGTGGTGCAACTGAGAAGTCAATGGATGATATGTACCATACCTATTTATCATTATTCCCAACAGAATCTATTAGACAATCATTTAATCAAAGACGTGGTGACTTAGGATATATTCAAGATTTAGTTCAAGGCTATGCAAGGACAGCTCCTAAGATGGCTAGTCAATTAGCTAATTTAAAATATGCCCCAGAAATTGATAAAGCTTATTCTAATTTAAAAGAAGATTTTATTAAAAGTGGTGAGAATAAAGTAGCTTCAGATGTTATGCATGAACTTATGGAAAGACGTAAATTCATTGATAATCCATCTGCTGAATGGTGGGCTTATCGTGCAAGCCAAGCTAACTTCTTAATGAGTATTGCAGGTAACATATCATCTGCATTAGTGAATACTACAGCTGTTCCTATGGTAGCTTTACAACATATTGCCGTAGATAAAAATGGTAATTATAATTATACTAGAGCTAGTGAGGCTATTGCTAAAGCTACTAAGATGTTCTTCCAAGGCGGATATGATGATAGCAAAGAGTATTTAGGTAAAATATATAGAATTAGGACATTTGGTGTTAATGACAAGTTATCTCCTGAATATAAAGATTTGCATGATAAATTATTAAAAAGCGGTGTATTAACCTATAGTATTGGTCGAGAATTACATAGTATGGCTGAAGCACCATCTGACAAATACCAACTTTGGAAAGATAAAGCTAATACATTATTAGGCCTTACATTTGAAGGTACAGAAAGATTTAATAGAGAAGTAACTGCATTAGCAGCATATGATGTTGCTCGTCAAGACGGATATACTCATGAGCAAGCTATACAAAAAGCTATTGACCTTACAGCTAGAGTTCATACGGAAGCTATACCAGAAGCAGGTCCACGTTGGTTACAGGGTCAAGGTGCTATTGGTGGACTACAAAAAATTGCATTAACATTTAAACGCTTTACATTAGCACAGATTCTTAATATGGGTATGTTGTCTAGAGATATGTTTAAAGATGCTAAAACACCTGATGAACTTATGGCTAAAAAGATTGCGGTTAAACAACTATTAGGTATCTTAGGTGCTACATATATGTTTGCAGGGTTACAAGGATTACCTGGTTATGGTCTAGTAAACGCAGCAGCAAACTTCTTTGGTAGCGATTCTGATGAACCGTTTGATCTTGATGAATATATTAGAAATGCTTATGGTGATATTGGCTTAACAGGTCCAATCAATGCAGCTACAGGTATTGATATAGCTTCTAGAACTGGTTTCAATGGAGCATTGTGGAGAGAAGATAAGAAACGTTTAGCTGATGTAGGTTATGTTGCATACGCTATGGAAAACCTAATGGGTCCTACTTTCTCTAATTTAGAAAATATGGAAAAAGGCGTTAAGCAAATGACAGAAGGTCAATACGAACGTGGTTTAGAAAAAATGGTACCTTCTCCAATAAGAAACGTTATGAAAGCTTTTAGATTCTCTGCTGAAGGTGCGTTAAATCCTAATGGTACCCCAGTAATTGATAATGTAAGTGATTGGAATAAGTTTATGCAAGTATTTGGTTTTAGTGATGCTGAGCTTACAGAACAGTATGCTAGATCAAGTGCTATGAAATCAATGGAGAAAACTATCTTAGATAGAAGGAAAGCATTATTAGATTCAATGTTCCTAGCATTAAGTAATGGTGATGAAAGTGCTCAAACTAGTGTAACAGAATTGATTAGTAAGTTTAATGAGAAACATCCAGAGATTGCTATTACTGCACAAACAATACAGTCATCTTATAAAAATAGAGAACGTGCAATTAATGAAAGTGTAGGCGGTGTACACTTTAATAGAAAACTATTACCTGAACTTCAAAATATGTATAAAGAGGAAGAAGAGTAATTATTTAACTCGCCAAACTCTGACGCCTAAGCACCCTTCTTTCATACATACAAAACATTTAACTCTTATCTCTGCACGTTTAGCCCCTGTTTCTACGGCATAAATTAACGGTGCAGTTTTGAGAGTGGGGACAAAGAAGCTATCCCCGACACTCATCCCCTCAAATGGAAACACCCATTCTATTTCATCATGCAGTTTCAGATGCAATTCCTTTTAGCGTGTCGCCAGAAAACTTATCGCTAGGGAATACATAGGCTTCAACATTAACTTGAGCTGTAGCATCTTTCCAACCAGCACCCATCTTCTTACGCTTCTCTATAACTTCAATACCTTTTTGTTTCATTTTGTAGACAAACTCTCTTGTGCTTACTTGTCTATCAATTAAGAACTTTCTAAATTCAGGTTTTGATATATAAATCAACTTGCTTGCGGCTTCTACACGAATAACTAATGATGTTCTAGGTTCCATGCAATGTTTGTTATCTTCGTTAAATGCAAGAATACCTGTTTGATTTAAGTTAATAAACTCACCAATGATAGACTCATAATCCACGCTATTAACCTTAACTACATTATCTCTAATATTAATCATTTCATGTACAATGTGGTTATAAACTCTATCTAAGTCGTAGTTTACAATACCTTCTTTAACTGCTATTTCTCCCGCAGTCATGGCAGCTGCAATTAAATTCTCATAGAACCGATAAGCTGTATCTTCACCAAAGTCCTTCTTAAATCTAATTATCCAGTTATTCATCATGGCAGATATATCAGCATAGTGGTATCCGAATAATACTTTAATAAAATCAGGACCAGCCCAACCATAGTTATATCTAAATATATCAAATATTTCTTTACCTAACTGAGCATCTGATTTAAATACTTTAGGTTTTCTAACACTAAACTCAATAAGTCTTGCTACTTCACCATTAGGGTCTTTCTTAATAGTAGTTAACTTATCATATAATGAATGGTTAGATGTAAAGATTGCAATTAATGATGCTGACATCTCATGGTCTCTTTCTGCATTTACAGATGCCTGCATACGTATTTTAGATTTACCTTGTGATATCTTATGAATTAACTGTGATAAATCCTTAGGTAATATGTTACCCACTTCATCTAATCCAAATGGTAAGTTATGTAATCCAAGATAGCGTCCAGTCATACCATTAGCCGTAGCTTCTAATACTGATAGGTCTTTAGGATTACCCCATACTGATAATGATGAATATAACGCACCTGTCTTAGCTGCACCTGATTCACCTGTTAAAGATATAGTTACACCTGATGTAGAAGTCTGATCCATAAGTACTGAACCAAAACCACATAGTAATGTAAATGCATGTAACTCTAATCCTTCCATATTTAATTTGTTAGCTGATTCTTTCCAAGCTTCGTATGTTCCAAGCTGTGTCAAATGTTTTGCAATACCCTTACATAGAGGCGATGTAGGTGAAGATAATATTTTGCCATCTTTTGTTATCTCTTTATCTCCTACTACAAACGCATCATGGTCAGGTGTCCAACCCATTTGCATACGCATAATTTCAGCCGATTGTTTTGCTACTAAATACTTACCCCAATTTATAATATAACTCACTAAATGTCCTCCTTGTTTTGTTGTAGGGTCATAATATATCCCTACGCTTGATATGATTTCTTTAAATTTTTCTGTTGCATAAACATGTTTCATTGGTAATATAAACTCTCTATCAGCATCGTTAGGAAGTATTGCAACCATTAATAAACATTCACCATCAACCGTACTAAAGATTCGTTTAACAGGCCATAGGTCATATGGCGATACTAAGACTGGTGGTTTTGCTGGTAATGGGTTGCCATCATCGTCAAACGTTGTTGGTGGTTGGTAGTATATACCGCCATTGACTCCGTATTTATAAGGTTCTAGCTCTTTAGGTAACCCAGTTAATTTACGTCTAACAGGTGCAAATCCTGATGTGCTAGGTATTATTTCGTTATTAGTTTGATGCTCTACATAAGGTGCTAGTTTAAATACTTTACCTAAAGCTAACGGGTTTGTTATCTTACCCCTGCTAGGACACTTATCACATATACCAGGATTAACATTATTAAATGTTTCGCATGAATGTGGTTTACCTTGTGTAGCCTGTGCCTTCTTAATAGTAGCTTCTCTATTGTAACCAGGATGTTCGTCTGACATCTTATGAATAGCTTCTTCACTATCAATACAATGTTGAGCTATAGATAGTCCTGAATACCAAATAGGTTCTGATAAAGTTTTGGCATTCTCTAATATATATTTAATCTGACCACAGCCATCAGTTCTACCTTCTTCTAAACTTTTGAGTGCAAGTATTTCAAACTTAGCTTCAAAGTTATCAGTCTTATACATTGTCTTTTCTTCATCTGTTAAA